TTTCGGTGTATTGTGTACACAACCAATCTAATTCATCACGTTTGGCTGTAGGATGCAACTGTTCTATGTACTTGCGCACCTTGTTGCTGTTGCCTTTGTCTTTCTTTTTGTGTGCCACCCATTGATGAAACTGCTTGCCCATGCCCGGACTCACAGTGCATAACAGTTGCCATATCAGTTTGGGATGACGGGCAAGTTCAAAATACTGTGTGTTCACTCTTTGGTTTGTGGCCATCAAATAGTATGCAGCAAGATCATTGCTGCCTTTCACAATGCTCATGTATCTGTTGAGCAAGAATGGAGACACAGTTTTTTGCTGTTCAGGTGTGAGTCTGTCGTAGAAACCATAGTCTTTTGCATCCAGTGCATTCAGTATGGCATTGAGTGGAACTTTGTCAGTCAAAATGCACACCTCCAGTTGTGATGTCATTTACAAAGTATAGCTTGAACATGTTAGCATCGTCAATATTTTCAAACTCTAACATCAACCAATGTTTGAGTGGACCTTTTCGTGTAGCACTACGCAATTCCATTTGCCTTTTTACACGATCTACTAATTTAGGCCTTGCACGGAAATACGATTCTATGCGTTGCTGCAATTTGTTTATAGCATCATAATCAGGATCACTTTCGGGTGTGAGCCTAAACATAAATGTGCGATGTTCTTTTTGAACTATTGCTTTACCATGCTTTGGTGATGTCCACAATTTCATTCTGCCTGTTTATTTCTTTGGCTGCAAACACCACTCTTGGTTTGTCACAGGTTTCAATGGGTATAGCCAGTATCTGTCCTTGCTTGAGTTTAGGAAAATACCATTTCACATCACTGTATAGATCTACAATGCGTATGGGCAAGTAGTCATGCATCTTACTGCTCAATGGATTAAAACTAAATGCCTTAAATCCTCTGTCGTTGAGACTGCTGAGATTGAGCATTTCCAAGTCGCCAACTTCACGTTCGCCTATGAGAATTTTCCAATCTATTGGCAGTCGTATGAGATGTCCTGCAACATCTATCACAGCAGCAGGACTATTAAAACTTTCCAAAAAGATTAACGGAATAAAAAAGTAATCTGGATTATTGCTGTCACTGTTGTCTAACACTGCAAAACGCAAGTCATCAACTTCGTCTGGCAGCTCGTTCATTTCAAATGCTGTATCATCTAGTGTTAGTATTCTCATGTCAATTCCAGTCTATTTTTTCAACCTTGAACGGGTAGTTTGCGTCCTTGTAGAAATTCTTACGTTTGGTAAGATGCCTTTTGGCAAATCTGCAGGTGCTTGTGATGTCCCAGATCTGGACGAAATCTTTGTCATGCGCCTTGCGAATTCCACGCCCGATACTTTGGATGACCCTAACAAAGCTCTTGCCAGGCTCAAGTAATACAAGATTGAATATCCTAGGGATGTTAATACCAACAGCGGCAACACCATAAGTAGCAATAATAACTTTATCGCTAGATTCAGCAACTTCATCATACTGTTCTTTCCTATCTGCAGCCTTGGTTGCACCACTCACAAACACACTGTTTGCTATGCGCCGCTCCAGTTCTTTGCCTGCATTCACTCTATCAACCAGTATCAGTGTATTGCCACTTTGCACAATTTGGTTAACCATGCTGGCAATGTAGTCCAATCGTTTCTCATCATCTAACAAATACTTTAATTCGCTTTGATAGTTTTGATGCTCTTTTAAGTCTATTAATTGTAGCACATTCACTTCGCAATTTGCAAGAACTCCTTTGTCCTGCAGTTCCTTTGCACTGATCTGATTGACAACAGGACCAATGCTACATGTGAGTGCTACACTTTCAAACTTCTCTTTGGGTATGGTGCCTGTTAGTCCCCAACGTATGGGTATGTGACTCATTACACCTGTGAGCAGTGTTTTTAGTGCATCTGCTTTGGCTTGGTGCACCTCATCAATCATAATGCACACAACATCTTCTAAAAACTCTTGTATGGTTATTTCAGCAACTTGGTTCTTGGTGTTCTTTAGCAGCACATTCAAACTCTGCCAAGTGCATATGGTGTGGGTGCGTCCAAACTCTTTTCTATCACCAAAGAACACACCCACATCCAGTCCCATGTTGATGTAGTCTGCTTCTGTTTGTGTAACAAGGCTTTTGTTGGGTACTACAATTATGGTGCGTCCATGCACTTCACAACGTTCGCTGAGTGCTGCAGTCATCAGTGTCTTGCCTGCACCTGTGGCTACTTCTTGTATGCACTGTGGATTTTCCACAAACTTGTTTATGGTTTCAATTTGGTAGTCACGCAACACAATGGGTTCACCTGCAACCGGATGTCCTTTGGGCCACGTGCGATCTGCATATGTGTTTGCATCCACAGGCTGTAATGGATAGTCAATGTTGTATTCACGTGTGTCATTGAGACTGGGCTCGTAACCTGCATTCACCAATATAGGCAGTATCTCTGGTAATAAGTTGATGTAAGTGCTGCCACCCATTTGGAAATATGCTTGTTTGCCATCCCAACGTCCAAGACGCACTGCTGGCATGTAACGTGCACCAGGAATCTCATACTTGAACTGGTTGCTCAACTTGCGACGCATGTCCAAGTCTAAACCTTCAATCTTAACGTTTACTTCGTCCTTAACGTGTAGTATGCAAGGTTTCATACCAATCCTTCATCTTTTTTCCATATGCTAAATTAGCATTATCTAGTGGATGGCCAGCTGGACCAAATGCAAAGTTATTTTTTTGTGCATACTGTGTAAATCCAATGAGTTGGTTGTCAGGAAAAAACCAATGATTCCAATCTATAGGATATAGTATATTGTCTTTGCTATAAGTTTGATTTGGATTTCTGCCTTGGTGCTTATCTCTAAATAGTTCCCAATCTGAACAACAAAATATATAATCTACATTATTGTCTTTACACAAACTTTGCATCAAATAGATGTTTCTCCAAGTTTGATCTTTGATATATGTTTCATCGCCGCCTATACCAGCATACCATTCTTTTCTAAAATTAGAAATTTCCGTGTCTCTGTCAACGTATACATCCAGTTTAAAGTGCGGACTGAAATCGGCTCTGTTAGGAAAAGTCCACATAACAATGACTTTTTCAGTCCATTGATTGCAGAGATATTTGTAAACCATAGTGCCATTTGCATCTCCAACTTCAGCTAAACATACAGCATCTCGATCAATCTGCTTCCACCATATGTTGCCTTCCCAGTCAAGTTCGGTTCCGTTGCTGAAACTATCTCCCAGTACTAATGTGCGCATGTATTGCCTCTGCTATCCGCTGATGTCCTAGTTCCAACGGATGACCCCCTGGCCCTTTGGGTGCATCTCCCATCATTTCTACCATTGAAGTATCAGGCCATCCTACAAACTTTGTGGTATCTATCATACCAATTAGATCATCTGCTCTGTGCTCCAAGTTATTGATCAGGTCCAAATTATCAAATGTGTTTAAAAATCTATACTCAACATTGTTCTGTTTTAAAAAACTTTGCAACAATATAACCTGTCTCAACCAGTTGCGAAATTCGTATACAATTTCACTGTGCATTGTTACCCAACGTGCTAGACTGGGTCTATCAACATCTTTTGCTTGATCATTATGCAACTTATAGGCATGTTCCGAACATCCTGGCCATATTGTAAACACACCATGCATATCATTGAATTCTTGTCTACCGCAACTGGTCCATCCTACTACAACTAGATCTGGATCTTTATGCATAATTGCATTTATAGTGCGCTTTACACACCAATGATTGCCTTGTCCTTGCTTTCCTTCATTTATAACTTCATAGCCCAATTTCTCGCCTAGCACATGTGGCCATGCGTCTTTGAGATATAATAGTTCTTCACCAAAAGTGAAACTGTCGCCTACTGTGTATAATTTCATAATCTTATTTAATCTCATTTTATTATAAAATGAGTGGCTAGTCTATTTCTAAACTAGCCACTCTGTGTACAGTCGTGATTGGAGGAGAGAGGAGAGAGGAGATCACGACTGCAAACTTTTGTATGGTTGAGTAGGGGGATTAAATTTCCCCCTACCCGCTTCATTGACAGCCCTCGTGGAAGAAGAGAGAGGGGAGGGCTGCTCATGAACTCTTGTATGTGCTATGCACCCATCTTCATACAGGTTGTTTCTGCAAGTTTTTTCCAGTTGCTTGATATCTTTTTTAGATCCGCAAGTTTGAGTGCCATACGCAAACTCATCTCCCTGAACCTTTCAGGCTGGTCTTGCATAAAATTAATTATCTCCTGTTCTTCTTCTTTGCTAAAATTATATCCTTCAAACAAGTCTCCTTTGCGAGCAATTTGCTTGATGCGTAACAGTTTATCACGCATGGTGTCCAGTGTAAGGTCCACATAGTGCGCACGACTCATTAGTGCTTCCAAGTGATCCTGTAACCTTTTGCTTTTTACATTCTCAAACTTGATGTTGGTGACAAAGCAAGCACTGCCCTTGAATTCAAATGAATCAGGGATTCCTTCATTGCGTAATTTAACACTGTCCGCATTCCAGAAGATCTTACGCTTCTTTCCGCTGTCCAGTGCTGCTTTAAGTATGTTCAATGACAAGTCATCCATTAGGACACTATCGCAGTCATCGAACACCACCACGTTACCTTTGCCACTGTATTCGTAAAGTTTGGCATATAAACCAAGTGCAGTCATTGCACCTTTAACAACTTCAAACGGACGCTTTTGGTTTGCAATATCACCAAAGATGTTTTGTCGTTCTAGTGTTGTCATTACACCATAACTTTTACCAACGCCCGG